GGGGTCTTGGAGGCGTTCACATGAGGCCGGGACTCGCGGATTTTCGCCAGAGTTTCGATGCCTTCGGGCGAGATAACCCACGGGTCCTGATCCTTGATCGCTTCCAATTCCCGACGCCGCTCCTGGTCCTCGAGCCTCTGCCGGATGTCCTGAGTGACGGACAACTCGGCGGAGTGCTTAGCATCAAGCCCCTTTTCCATAACCCTGGCCTGCGCGACAGCCAAGCGGGGGTCAAGCGTCAACCCCTGCGCGGCGGCCTCGTTAATCAGGTCCTGGGCCATGGCATGAGCCAGCGGGCTAAGCGGCACGTTTACCGGGATGGTGTTCGCCGGGGGCTGAGTCTGAGCGGGCTGTCTGAGGGCGGCAACCTCGTTTTGTTTCTGCCGCAGATTGCGCTCAATCTCCGCGTACTTCTGTAGGGCTTCCTCGGCGCTGTGCGTGGACTTCGCTACCTTTTCCTCGTTGACCGTTCCGTCTGGGTTCTTGAACTTGTCGGGGACGGGAGTTACCGGGGCCGTGGCCGGTTGCTCGGGCTCGACCGCCTTAACAGGTTCAGGGACGACAGCCGGGGGTGCGTTGCGAATGGTGCGCTCTCTGGCAAGCACGGCAAGGTCCTGCATGATGTCCCCGGGCTTACCCGAGAACTCGCTGGCTTCGGTCTTATCGGCCGCAACCTCCGTCTGCATGCCGGCAGGAACGTCAACCTTGACGTTTCCGCTGGCGTCCGGAGTCACTTCAACCGACTCAACCGTCATCTCGAACCCTTCCATGTTTGCTTTCTCCTGGGTTATGGCCTCGGGCCAGCCCTAACGATCCCCTGCCCTTACGGGTTGAGGGGCAAAATTGTGGGCCGATTCGATTTCTTCCATCAGGTCACGGACCCCACGCGCCCGGTTAGCGCGAGCAATGGCGGTCTTGCCCGTCAGCTTGTCCGGGGTGAGCATCAAGTCCTTGATGTGGTCCTCGTTCTCGGCAATGGACTCAGCGGCCATGGCGCGAACGTCCCGCCAGCCGTCATGAGTCATCAAATCGCGGAGGCGGCCAGCGCGGTCAGCGTCCACCGGGGGCATCCTTGGGCTGATCCTGCGCGGGCTTGCCCTGCTCCGCCTGCTGCTGGGCCATACCCTGCGCCATCATCGCCGCCTTCTCCATGATCTGAACTGCCTCGGCCTCGGGGATGATGAACTGCGACGGATCCTCCTCGGCGGCAGTCAACTCAGCCCGGGCAATCTCGACGCGGTTGAACCAGGGAGCCGCCCCGAACTGGCTGTCAATCTGGGCCAACCGGCCTTGCCGCAGGGCCTTGTTCTCCATGCTGAAGATGCCCTGAGGGATGTACTGGTAGGAATTAGCCACCTCCTCGGGTGTCATGGGGATGAAAGTAGCCGCCCTCTGGGGCCCAAGGGCAATCGCGTAGTCCTCGGGGCCGTAGTTCTGGTAGATGAGCCGCCAGTAGGCCATGGTCACTTGACGCTGGAAGTCGAACTCCGACAGCATCCCGAGATAGGCCATCTTGTCCCCGGTCACGCCCCGCTGCATCTCAAGGGCCCCGAGGGTGTTGTTGTTGTCGGTCTGCGCGTGGGCCCCGCTCATCGTGGCCGAGGTGATGGAGGTGCGCTCCTGCAAGATGCGCTCCCACTCCTGGGGCTCAATGAAGGCGTCCCGGTTCACTGATCCCATGTCCAGCTTCATCATGAGTTGGCGGATATCGTTGAAGCCGGACGGATTCTTGAGCCGAATCACGTTGCGGTTTTCGTCAATGTCCTTGGGGTCGTGAATGGCCTTCTCGACGATGGCGAACTTCTGGGAAAGGGCGATTGACCCAGTGTCCAGCCTCTGATTGATCGTTTCGTTAGCGACTAGCTGGGCGTCCTTGCCCATCTCGGGAATGCCCCGGCCGTAGAACCGGCCAGCCACGGGCATATAGTCGTCCTTGAAAATCTGCGGCTCGCCGTCGTAGGCATCGTTAAGCTCAACAGAAACGACTGCCTCGGCGTGGAACCTGACGATAGCCGGGATCAACTTCTCTGGGTCTGTGATGGGCTGCCCGTTGATAAGAACCCACTTCTGGGGCAGGCGGGCAAATAGTTCGTAACACCGCAGGAGCTTGCCGCGATTGGGGCGGCTGATGGTTGACTCGGAAATCTTGCGATCCGCCGCCTGCTGTTGCTTGTCGGAGGGGATGGTTTCATCGGAAGCCACATCCTTGAGCTTCATGGCCTCGGGGAGGTAGTAACCGGCCTCAATGCCGTCCAAGACCTCGCCCCACGTCGTTTCGTAGCGATAGGCGCAAGTGCTGCCCTTGATCTTCAGTGACTTGGGGTCGGGGAAGAAGTCCCAAATGCTGATATGCTCGAACCGGACGCCCCGGTAGGTGATGACCTCTTTAACCTCGTCGTGATAGCCGACCACCTGGGCCTGCCCGCTCATGTGACGCATGATGGAGCCGGGGTCAAGAATGTTCATCGGCTCAAGGTCGGGGACCTTCTGCACCCGGTCCTCGGTGACGGTTTCAAACCGCATCCGGGCAAATCCCGAACCGTAGGTCGTCTTGTCGTCCAAGACGCTGTTGCGCTCAATCTCGTAGTTGGACTTGGCCCGCTCACGCAGAATCAGGTCCTTGAGGTTCTCGGACTGGTCGAACTCGGGCGGAACGTCAACCAGGGGCTTGAACTTCAGGGCTGGGTTAGGCCCCACCTCGGTCTTGAATAGCTGGGCCTGGGCGTTCTCGCGGTGTGACGCGGTGATGGGCCAGAAAGCCTTGGACTGCCAGGGCTCTTTCTTGGCGGCAATGGCGGGGTCGTAGATGGAGTCAGAATTTCGGCTCCATCTGATCCAATCGTTCTCGAACGAGGACCTGCGCCACGCGGCAGAGTTGGAAATGAACGAGTTGCTGAAGGACAGAAGCTCGCCAAGCATCGCCTCGCGGGAAAGCTCCACGACCTCGGGCTCGACGGACTCGTCAACGGGCGCGGTGGGCATGGGCTCGTCAATCACAGGTCGGGGCTCCCGTCGGCGTTGAGGTAAACAACCTCGTGGCCCATGTGGCGGCGAAGCTCGGTCTTGCGGGCAAGCAACACCTTGCAGTCCAGGCACTTGATCCCGTTGTGCCGCCTAGGCTTGGAGATGGCCTCTCCGACCTCGTACATCATCTCGCCCATGGACTCCCTCATACCTTCGCCAGCCCCCGCAGCCGGGCCCCAAGACTCGCGGCCTCGCTAGACAGGACCTCAAGTCGAATCTTCACTTCCTCGTCGTCAGACAGGTAGGCGATCTCGGTTAGCTGCGACTCGACCACCTGGACGCGCTCAATGGCCCGGACCAAGTTGCGGTCGGAGATGCGCTTGCGCTCGGACTCACGCATTGTTCACTCCGTAGCCGGACGAGGATGGCGGGGTCCAGGTGGAGGCGGCTTCAAACTTGGGCTCGGGCATCAAAAGATAGCGCAGGGTGTCACAGCCGTCTTTGTAGGCGTTATCCAGAGGCTTGCTGGTGTCAGGATCGCGTCCCCACCGCTCAATAGCGGCGATGATGTTTACGCACTTCGGAGAAATCGTCAGGCGCGGACGGTTGAGTGCATCGACGGGCTTCTCTTTGTTGTATCGGAGGTATTCATTGACCTTGAAAATCCCGGTTTCAATCTCGCCCTTTTCTGCCCCGTCGATTGAGTAGGAATCCTCGAAGGCAAGCCCGCGCTCCCTGAACTCATCGCGCAGCGTTCGACCATCAAGGCTGCGCTTCTGTCCGGCGAAGCGGCGGTCAATAATGCGCCGGTCAATCGGTGTCCTGCCTTCTTTCAGCGCCCAATGGGTCACATAGTCGTCCACAGTCATGTGCGGGTCCTTGGACTGGGCGAAATTGTGATCGGGGCTCTCGTCGTAGATATGGACGTATCCCGCCTCATTGGCCCACGCCCAAATACTGAACATGGGCTTAGAAATTGCCGGGTCCGTGACCTGGATGCGGCACACGGGGCCGTCAGGCTCGATGTCCTTAACGTGGACACGGCGATCAAACAGTTTGAAGATGCGGCCTGAGATGGATAGGGGCTTCCCGCTGAACCTGGCCTCACGCTCGTCCGCGTCGAACTGATCCAGAATACGCATGATCTGCTTGTGCGTGAGGTTCCCGGCAACGCCATGCTCTACGCAGTTTTCGCAGGAGTTGCCGTAGCGGACGCGGATATCCTTCCCGTCGGCCTTGGCAAATATGCCATCGACAACCCAGGGATTCTTGTCCAGGCTCGTCGCCATCATGAACATGAACCCGCCAGCACGGGAGCGGGCGACGGCCTCTTTGTAGATATCCTCGGGCGGCGGCTCGTTGAAGAACTGAAGGCCAATGTTGGGTCCAGCGGCTTCGGCGGCATCCCTCTCGTAGCTGAAAAGGTCCAGGACCCAGCCCGTGTCCGTGACAAACACTGAGGGGTAGCCGAAATGCCCGTTGCTGGCGGTGTACCGGCCAACCGGGAATAGGCGCTCAATCGCGGTCTGTAGCGACCCGATCTTTTCAAGCTCTGCAGGCGTGGAGTAGATGCGGGC